GTGTGATACCGATGTCCCCGAACGCGGAGCCGAACCCGTTGTTCTGCATGGCCTCGGTGATTGCGGAGACCGCCTCGTAATACCGCCCACGGGCCGCTTCGAGTTGTGCCTGCCGTTCCTCACGTCCGAGCTCCTGGTTCGCCATGATGCCGGCAATCTCGGACGCCAGGTTCTGGCCCATGCTTCCCAGGGTCTGGGCGTAGAGTTGCGCACCCTGGAGTTGGTTTTGCGCCTCGGCCCGCTCTGCCGCACTGGTGGCGTTCAGCCACGCCGCTTCCGCCTGTTGGGTCTGCGCATCCGCCTGCTGTTGCTGGATGCCCGCCGTCATGCGGAGTTCTTCCGTGCGGTATTCGTCGTCCAGCCGCAGTCGTTCCTCTTCCAGAGCCTGTCTGTCCGCAGCGATATCGGTGGTGCGTATCGCGTTCTCGACTTCCTGGCGCTTCGCCCACCAGTCGTTCTCCAACTGCCGGGATTGAATCCGCGTTCTCTCCCTCTGGTCCGCCAACAGGCCCGCCTGGTGCTTCAGCTCCCCTTCCAGGCTGCGCTCCTGCAACCCGAGCTCCTGTTGTCTCAAGTCTGTGTCGCGCTCCACCTCGCTGGCTCGCAGGTTGTGTTGGGCGGCCGCGATTTCCGCATCCACGTCGCTTTTGGCGAGGTCCGACGCGCTGCGCACCACTTCTCGGGTGGAGGCTCCGGACGCAAGGGACGAGGACAGCAGACCGCGCTCCGCAGCCTGGCGTTGGCCTATCGCTGCCGCTTCGCGCATCAGGGGGGAGTCTTTTCCGGTGATGTCCTCGACGCGGCGGGACACGCGGTCCGGGGTCGAGTCGAGCATCGTTTCCCGAAGGGAGCTTCCAGCGGGTTTGACCGGCTTGACCGGTTTCATGGAGACGGCTGTATCGCTCATGGACCCTCCTCCCAGACTCGCGGTCTGAGGGGACGGGGCACGGGCGGTGGGGGGTGCTTGACCCCCGAGAGTGGTTCGCAGGGTGGCCGGTGCTGCGGAGGTAGGCGCGGGTGCGCCCAGGACGGCTCGGTTCTCAGCGCCAGACGAGGGGGTAGAAGACGAAACGGGTGCAACCGGCAGGGGGGGAGCCCCACCCGGAGATACCTTCGGTTTCCCGAGCATTCCCCGCAGCGTGGCCATTCCTCACACTCCCGGCTTGCGCCTTCGTCGCATCATCCACTCGGTCCACGCCTCGGCGTATTCGGGTGTTGAGGGATCGATCTTTTGAGGCAGGCCGTCCGGCCCCCGGCCCCGAGTGGGGTACCGCCCGTCCAGGAAAAAGGCGCGAGCCTCCAACCTGGCGGGCGATTCCTCTTGCGGGCGCATGAAGGGGCCCCGACTCCCCAGAGGCTCGGGACTCAGCAGCGCGTCCAGGTCGAGGGAGGAAGCCTCCGACGGAGTGGGCATAGCCCTACCCTCACATGCCCGTACCCTGAACGTTCAGAGCCATCCGTCCCGAGCGGGTACCCTTCCGGCGAATCTTGCGGGCACCTCGGGCCAGGACGCTGTTGGTGCCGGCTCCGCCCTTCTTCATGCCCTTCGGCATCTTGCTCTTCATGTGGCCTTTCATTGCCCCACCCTCCAAGTTCGGGGGTTACACCCCCACCGTATCCCCCAAGAACACCCTGGGGAGGAATTCTCGTCTGAGGTCCTGCATGAACTCGGACAGCCTCGCCTCCGCGGCGATCGCCGAATCCCGGGCCTCGTCGAACGTCTGGAGAGACAGGATGGCTCGCCATTTGATGGCTGGATGGAACCGTTCAGGCAGTCCCACCGGCACGTCCTCGTCCTCCATCAGCCTCTGCGACGCTGCTTTGTAGGAAGCATACAGTACCGCGCTCCCGTCCTCCAGTCCACCCCGGTCGGGGGTGGGGCCCACCAGCACATCGTTGTTCGCGGGGTCGGTAGTAATGCCCAGGATGTTGCGGGAGGGGGTGTCGTCCAGGGGGTACAGGTACTGCGCGGCGAACATCTGATAGGGTATGTAGGAGACGTACCCGCTCCCCCGACCCGTCCCCGGCGCACGGTCCACGTACAGCCAGGCCAGGCTGCGACCCGTATTGACCAGGGGGCGTCGTCCATCTCCCAGGTCGACCCAACGCCAGAGGCCGAAGGGTCTGGGGAAGGTGAGCGTCTCCATCGGGTACCGCTGCACCCGGTCGCGGATGGGTATCTCGACAACGTGCTGCATCCAGGTCCACGAGTCCTCCGAGGATTGGATGGACAGCCACGCCTCCTGCACGGCGCGCTTGGCTACGCCCGCGTACCCCCCACGAACGGCCGCAAGACCCCCGGAGACGGATTCAGGTGTGCCCGTACCCGCATCGTTCATGGTCTCCTGCACGAGCTCCAGGAAGTTCATGCAGCTTCCTCACTCCGCTCCCGGTCGATGATAAGTCGCAGAACGGCCCGCTTGTACTCCTTGACCAGCCTCTCCGGCCCTATCAGCTTGACGTTCGGGTCCGGCTTCGGGATGCCGTCCTTGACTAAACCCCCCCGCGCCAGCACGGTATGGGGGTATTCATGCTCCCACTCGACCTCGGGGTCCATTCTGTCCCGCATGTCCGGGATGATGACCTCACCGAGACCAAAATCGTCCGTCTCGCTCCGGCGGATGGGAACCTGGCTGTCGCCAAGGACGCGCGCATAGGACCCGCGCAACCAGACGGGCTCCCCACGCGGTACATACACGCCGACACTGTTCAGGATGATGGGCACCACCCCCGGAGCCTGCTGGTTCTTGACCAGTTTGTCCGAGTGAATCTTGATCTTCACCCACCTCTCCTTCTCGGGCTCCACGGGTTCCTTGGAAAGGTCCGTGACATCCTCCTCGGACGGGCCCAGGGAGAAGGAACTTTCATCGAACAGGGTGACCTGCGTGATGGAGCGGTCCGACAGTTTCTTGCGCAGGGTTTCGACATGGATGTTCGGAGAGGGCGCCTGCTGATACATAACCTCGTGAAACGCCTTCATTTGCTCCAGCGTGGCCTTCTCAAGAGGTACGGTTTTGAAGTTCATGTGTCTATCGTCCAGTTGAGTCGTGTTTGAAGTAGCGCGATGTCGTGTACATAGGTGTTCTGGGCAGGCGGTACTACCACGCTGGCTTGCAGTCGGAGTTGCTTGGCGGTATCGGGGATTTCCACTTCAATGTCCGCCCACCCGCCATCTGCGACAACCTCCCGCTCCACGCCTCCGTAGTCGGTGAGCATATCCCCCTCCGAACGGGAGTCGGAATACTGCCAACCGCGAATCAAGCCCGCAGACACCCACGGGTCCGTGTCCTCCGCCCGCACCTGCACGTCCAACCCCTCCGCCTTCTCGCCACTCAAGTCCAGGAAGGGTCCTTGCAAGCAACACCGAAACACTATGCTCCTGTCATGTCCTTCCGTCAAGAATTCATGACCGGGGTCCATGTCTCCCGCCTTCATGGTCAGGATGCTGTTCGCCTCCAGGGTGGCCGCCGGAACGGACCCGCTGGTCTCCGTGTAGACATAAGGCAGAGCGTTGTTCGTACCCGGACCCGTGCCGGAGGTAGAGGTACTGCCACTCGCGTCCCGCTGCCACTGACCCCCACCCTGGGTCGCGGCACGAGTCCAGCGGCTTGTCAGGGAAGTCGGGAAAGTGCCGCCGTACTCCCACAACAGGGTCTTCGGGGTTGAGACGACGGGCGGGTCGGGTTCGATGAACAGCCAGCTCGGGGAATCTCCCAGGGGAGACGGGTAGTCGAATGCGGAGGCCCGCTCGTCCACCCCGAGGTCAAGGACCTCGACATCCCCCAGGTCGGCGGTCAACAGACCCTGGTCGGACTGGAACGCGATGATGCCAACCTCTCGGTTCGCGGCATGGAAACCGTGGGCGGACTTCCCGACCTCAAGTCCCCAATCCTTGATTTCCAACAGGTCGCCCACCTCGTCCTGCCCGCCCTGGTTCCCCGTGTACACCAGTTTGCGGGCGTTGCCGTAGGTGGAGCCGTCCACCTTGATACCGGTGCCGTACTTGGTCGAGCCCGACCCCTGGTCCACCATCGTGACCATGAAGGCGAACTCGGGGCGCCAGTTGAGGCGGACTTGGTACCTCTTGTCCTCGGGAGCTGCGCTGTTCTTGAGTCGGATGACCTGGACCCGCCCACCGAAGTTTTGCAGCGCCTGCCGAAAGGACATGGCCTCACTCCCGAAAAGGGCTCCCCACCGGGCGGCAGGGAGCCCATCACCAGTGCTTCAGGCGGCGACGAACAACCAGGGAGACTCGTCCTCCTCGTCTTCGTCGTAGTCGAACTGCGTCCCGCTTCCGAACCCGACATCCCAGGTGCCCACCTCGTCACTCCCCAGGTCGGCGGACAACAGGCCGCGCTCCGACTGGAAGGCGATGATTGCCACTTCGGCGGACGCGGCTCTGAAGAACGTGGTCGCGGTACCGATTTCCAGACCGTAGTCCTTGATCTCGATGACGGACCCCGTTTCGTCCTGGTTGCCGTTGGTGTTGACGATTTCGCCGTCCCCATCGGCATACGTCGAGCCGGAGAACTTCCACCCCTGGGCCGCGGCCGAAGCCGCACCGTCCAGGAGTCGGTCCACGAACACGGCGTCGGGCTTCCACCCCAGCCGGACATGGTACTTCTTGTTCTTGGGAGAACTGGAAGCGTTCGTCAGGTGGATGACCTGGACGCGCCCACCCCCAACAATGTTTGCGGCGGTCATGATGGCATCCTCCTGTTATTGCGCCACGGCGACTTCGATGCGGAGCATCCACTTCTCGTTCAGTCGCTTCGCGGCGTAATAGAACTTGAAGCCCGCCGTTCCGCGCTGCGCCAGAGGGTCTCCACCCCGAGCCACCCCCGCGTTCAGAACGTACACGTCCCCGGCCTGCTTGCCTCGCAGGGGAACCGCTCCGAACGCTTCCTGACCGAACATCAGCACCTGACCGACATCGTAGTTGCTGCCATCGTTGTAAAACGCCGCCTTGTCCGCGTCCGTGCTGATGGCAGCCCCCTTGCCGGACAGGAGGCCGAACTCGGTGGTGATGATGTACCGGAACTCCTGGAAGGACCCGAGCTCCAGGTTGCAGGTCTGGGCGCGCTTCCCATACCGGGCCACCGGGATGAAATGATCTGCCTCGGGGCTGTTCTCGCTTGCTAGGGAGCGGAACGTGCTGGACATCCGATTCGGGCCGACCGCGATATAGGACGGTTCGATCGGATAGGTCTCCTCTGCCTCGTCTCCGGCCAGAATCTCGGTGAACAGCCGCGCCTTCTGCTGCCGCAGGTCCACGACGGCCTTCTCGGCACGCTTGCGGTTGAACAGACCCGTCTTGGTCTGCGCGTTCCGAGCCGCCCCCGTGCCATACGTCACAGTCGTCCCGGCCGCCACCACATCGGCGAGCAACAGCTCTCGCGTCAGCGTGGCCTGCTCTCCGAGACGCTCCAGCGCGTCGAACACCACCCGGTCCTTCGAGAAGTCCTCGATATGGTCCGTGAACTCCGCGTAGGCGCCGTACTGGCGCATCTGGACGCTCAGCGTCTCGTAGCTGAACTTCTGGCCGGAAGGCGTGACCCCCTCGATCAGAGGCGTGGTGGCCGCCGTGAAGGGATTGCTGCGCCGGAACTCGACGACATCGGTCTGGTTCTTCGGCAGACTGACGGGTCGGTGCGCAAAACGCACCAGTACTTCATCGGGGACCGCGTGCGCCAGAAGCTCCAGCGCGTAGAACCCCGCAGTCGCGTTGTCGATACTGCCATACGTGTTCATGTCTGAACCCCCTGTTCCTCAGACGACACCCGCTGCGACCAACTGTGCTCGCTCCAGGCGCATCTGACGACGGCGCTTGTGCGCCTTCTCCCAGCCAGCCGAGAACGAATCGCCATCCTCGGAACCAGCCAGATTCCCCACCTTCGTTCTGCTCGGTGCTGCGGATGCACCCTTCAGAGCAGCCCTCTTCCTTGCCACCTTGCGGGCCTCCTCCGAACCGTCACCTCGACTGGCACGGAATTGACTCATGATGTGCGCGACATCACTCGGGTCGGGGTCGGGCGCGTCCTCGAACGCCTGTACGTACTTGGGCTGCTGTCCAATCCATTCGCGGAATGCAGGAGAGTTGTACTCCTTCACCCACCCACTGGCATCAGCATCCCCAAGCGCGCGACCCACCGCCGCTCCAAGTTCCTGGGACCGACGATACTGTTGAACATCGGCAGCGCCCTGCTCGGCTCTCTGGACTATCTGCTCGACATCCCTCGCGGATGCCCGAGACTGCCGCTGCACCACCGCCGAGATGTACCCCTTGATACCCTCGGCAATGTCAGCGTCCAGCTCCGCCAACCGAGCCAGTGCTTCCTGCTCGACCTTCTCGGACTGCGCGCTGACAGCTTCCTCAGCCTGTCGCTCACGCTGCCTGTATCGGTCCAGGTCCTGCGCCATCCGACCCATTCGGGTCTTGAGCTCCCGGATTTCCGCATCCCGAGAGTCCGGCTCCACGGTCTTGTCGGTGTCCGTATCCAGCCCCTCTTGGGACTCCGCAGAGGAGGGGGGTTCAGCCGTCTCCTCCACGTCTCCAGACTCCTCCGACTCTTCCGCTTCCTGCATCTTCTGTACCATGCCCTTCGCCAGGGCAAGCCGCTTCGCCTTCTTCTCCTCGAAGGCTTTGTCCCACGCGGCGTCGAACTCGCTCTGCTCTTCAGTGCTCATGGTCACCACTCTACCGTTACCCGAGACCCGCAGTCAAGCGTATCGGAGTCTGGCCTGTCAAGCCCTCCTCGATGCGCTCCAGAACCAAAACCTCACCCCGGAGGGCGGCCAGTTTGTCGTGGTCCAGAGTGCACACGAAACCCTCATACGCCCGCACCCGCAGAACCCGAACGTACCGCAGAATCTCCTGGTACGTCGCCGAGGACGCATCCAGACGGGCCACATTCAGTTCCGGACTCATATTCCAGCCCCCGTCTGTCTGCGTAGCAGGGCTTCAGTGTACACCTGCCGCGCCTTCAGACCAACGTCCATCTTTTTGATTTCCAGGTCGTGCTTGTGCTTGAGCTCAGCCAGGGCAGCCTGCATCCGCAACCGGTACATCTCGGTCTCCTGCTGCTTCTCGGCGATGGCCATCTTGCCCTCTTGCTTGGCTCTTTCGAGCTCCACCTGGCTCTCCTGCGGGGCTTCCTCTTCACCTTGCATGGCCGCGAGTTCCGCCTGCTGGCGCATATCCCGAGCGAGCTCATACGCCTCTCTGGAGCGCAGGAGCTGGTCGGGGGGCAACTGCATCGACTCGAACAGGGTCCGCGCGAGGCTGTACATGTCCACCGCATCCCCGAGCGCGGGATTTCGGGCCACCATGTCGAGCACCATCATGCGATGCCCGGCTTGTACCTCTCGAATGAGCAGGACCGAGCTGCCGCGGGCCACCACGTCCACGTCACACTTGGCCCCCTCGTCCTCGCCATACAGCATCACCCACTCATGCAGACGGCGCAGGTTTCGAGTGGTCACGTCCCGGTCGAACGCCTTGACGAATTTTTTGAAGACGACATTGACCGCGTTTGCGGACAGCACCATCCCGTGCGCGGTTTGCGCGGATTGGACCCCCGGTTCCCCGTAGGAGAGCGGAGGAATCATGGCTTCGTCGTCCATCAGGCGCATGGCCATTTCGATGGCCCCCAGAACCCCCTCCAGAGCGCCCTGAGCCACGATAGGCATCAGCCCCTGCGTATCCGAGGCACGCGTCTGTATCCACACCTTCCCGGGTTCGATCACGGGGTCCCCGGACTCCGGCTTCACGGACTCGTCTCGCAGGAACATGGGCAGCGCCGACAAGTGCCCCCCTCGCAGGTAGGAGCGCCAGGCGGAGTTCAGGGTGGCTTGCGGGTGGCGCAGAATGGTCGGAATGCCCAACCCGCCCAACAGCGTGGTTTTTCGCGGGTCGAGGGAGAACACCGAGTACGGCAGCTCCCGGCTCTCCAGCGCGTTGGGCATGACTGCCAGCAACTCCCCCTCGCAGAAATACGCCACGATACTGACGCCCAGGAGGGCCTCCACACTCTCACCCTCCTCCGACTCGTCCAGGTGTCCGAGAACCTCCGAGTACGTCTCGTTCTGCCGCATCAGCGCGCGCAGCGTGTCCATCGGGAGCGGGCCTCGGTACTCCCACACGTAGTAGTACTCACTGTTCGTGGTCGTGTCGGAGAACTCCACTTCGCTCAGGGCGCGGATGAAGTCGGAGTAGATGGTCCCGCTGCGAGGTTCGCCCTGGAGCAGGAGCTCCGTCATGTCCTTGTCGAAGTCGTACAGCTCGGCGTAGTTGCGCAGGGCCGTGCGGTTGAGTCGATGGAGTTCGAAGGTGTACTCGCAGTCCCCCATCGTGGTGGCTTCGGGGTCCGGGAAGAAATCCCAGGGCTGGATGTGGTGGAACGTGGGGCGCTCCGTCGTCACCTTGCGCGGCAGCCACTCGACCTTCCCGCCCTTCGACTTCGGCGAAAACCGCAGGTTGCTTTGCGGCCCCCTCACCGGCCCCTTGAGGACACCAGAGCCGAACCGCACGGCATCCTCGATCACCATCTGGCAGTTGTCGCTGTAGTCCCCCACATCCAGGATGTCCCGCATGTGCTGCTTGAGCCTCTCGGCCATCGCACCTGCTTCGTCCTGGGTGAGGCGGTACAGGTCGTCCGTGGGAATCTCCTGGAGGATGGCCTCGACATCCACCCCCTGCTCGGGTTGCGCCTGAGCCTCCTGCACCACCCCCTGCTCGGGTTGCGCCTGGGTTTCCTGTTGTGTGGCAGCGCGCTTCTCCATCACCAGCTCTCTTGCGCGCTCCACCACCCGCTCCACCGCGTCGTCGGGAAGTTCGGGGATGGGTGAGGGACGAACGTCCCAATTGGCCAGGTCGGTCGGGAACAGGGTGTCCCACAGGCGTGCGACAAGAACCTGGCATTTGGCGCGGGTCAGGCCGACGAACACTTCCGGGTCGCCCTTCGCCTTGATGCGGTCCAGGACCCCCTTCTCGTACTGTCCCTGGTACTGCATCCAGTCCGCGAGCCACCGGTTCTCCGTCAAGCGTCTCCGGGTCGCCGCGTGGATGGCCTTTCTCTCCAGTTCGTAGGCCAGAGAGGCCACAGCCGAGGTGGGTTCGTACTGTGTGTCGTTCGGCCCCCCATGTCGGGAGGACAACAGTGTCGTGAGGGCCTTGAGCCCTGTTCCGGTCACCTCTGGCACCTCAGTACCCCCCAATCGCGTCCGCGGCCCCGTAGAACCTGTCCCCCTCGCGCTGCATGGGACGAGTGTTCATCCGCTCCATCTGCTCTTTGGTCTTCGCGATGTCCAACCCGGATACGATACCATACCGGATCGCATCCATCAGGTGGTCGTGGGACTTGACGACCTTCCCCTTGTCGTCCTTGCGGTACACGGACAGCTCGAACTCGATTTCCCGCAGGTGGTAGGCGAACTTCAACCTGCCCTGCACCAGTCTGTCCCACACCGCCATCAGTCCCGAGTCCACCCCGTTGTCCGCCGGCAGAAGGTCCAGGCCGTACTCCCGGTAGTAGTCGATGACCCGCTCCCCCTCGGCCACACTCCGCGTCCCCGCCGCAGGGTCCACCACCCCGGGCTGCCACGGGTAAAACTTCTTCAAATTCAATGCGTTAGTCTGGGCGTTGGCTGTCGCCTGATAGTAGCACCCCCACACGTACACGGTGTCCGAGTCCGGGTCGATGGCCATTGCGACCGCTGCTGTCACCTTGTATCCGGGGTCCACGGCAATCACTTGCGGCCAGGAGTTCGGAATGATCATGGGGCGGTAGGACACGTGGTCCCACACGATGGGGTATATGAGCCCCTTCGTCAGCATGGGTTTCCCTTCCATCCGGGCCTGCCTCTGGTGGAACGGCACCTCCGCCAGAAACTCCTTCATGGCCTTTTCGGACAGGTGCGGGATTCCGTGCTTCCAGGCGATGGAGATATGCGCCTTCTGCGGGGTAACCCAGGTCACGCCAGGCAGGTCGGGCCTCGGGTCTTCGTCCAGCTGACTCTGCCTCTCACTCTCCGACAACGGCTTCGGAAACCCCTCCTGCCGGGTCCACTCCTGGGTTTCAGCCACGTCAACCCCCCGAGTCTCCGGGAGGAACGCCTTGATGATTTCCGTAATACCGTCCAACGGCGTAAACGTGGTGAACATGATGCCCCCACGGTCGTGCTGCCCCCGAGTCCCGAATATGCGCATCAGGCACTCGAAATACACTTCGTAGTCAGGCTCCTCGTCCAACCAAATCACATCCTTCCGGGTCCCCTCAAACGCGGAGCGGCTCTGCTCTGCCGACTTCAACCCCACCCAGGACAGCTTCGGGTTCTTGCCCCGTGACGTGACGTGCCGAATACCCACCTGGGAGACGAGCTGCCCGAGCTGTGTGTTGAATGCCGCCGTGGACGTTACAATCAGGTCCTTGGGAAGCAACCCATCCCCCATGATTTCATTGCGCCCGCTCCGCCCCGCACGAACCCGACCAAACAGCTCCTGATTGAGCACCTCCTTGGCCTTCTCCCAGGTCTTGGCCACACACCAGACCTCAACCGGACAGTCAAACCTCCTCCCCTTCCACCAAGCCGGATACAAACCGGTCAAGTGGGTGGCCACCTCGAACGCCCCGACCTTGGACTTGCCCGTCCGGTTGCCAGCAATCAGAACCCGCTCCCGCGCGTACTTGCCCGCCTCGATGAAAGCCATGTGCCTCGGATACAACTCGCGCCGCAACGGACCCGTGTCAGGGAAAAGCTGATGCATCTCGGACTGGAGGAAATCCGTCTCACCCTGAGCGAGCAGACGGTCTACCATCTTGCGAGAATGCTCCGGGAGCAGACGAATCGCCTCGGGGTTGTCGCGCGCGAGCCGCGCAACCTGTAGTATCTGCTCTTTCGACGCGGAAGCCACCATGGAAACCAAACCCCCTGTGACGTTCGAAGCCGCGGAGCCAGCCCTGCTGTACGCCGCCACGCTCCAAATCCTCCGCCCCGCCCTGCGCGAGGCCATCCAAACCCAGGAACGCACCCCGTGGCACCCCGACAGGGTACCAAAAACGCGAGACGGACTGGTAGACCACCCCAAACTGCTCCTGGGTATGGTCAAACCGGAACAGGCGGACAGGCTCATATCCCTCGGACAAGGCATGTATGCGATCGGAGGGGCGGATGACCCCGGAAACAAATGGCTCATCGACCTCCACGGCAAGAACGCCCCCAACAGCGAAGGGGCGCGCCGGCTGTTCTACGGCGTGGTGAAAGCGTGCGACGAAATCGCCCGTATAACGAAGAGAACCCCCTTCAACCGCCCAGGGATTCAGAGGGTGGAAACAAGATACGAGGAACCGCCGCGCAGCGAACCCGGATTCGGGTGGATTACCATGCTGCACCCGGACGACGGCGGAGGCCTGCTACTGTTCCCCAAACAACGCATCGCCCTGGACCTCAAACCGGGGAACATCGCCATCTACTCCAGAGACGACTCCCCCGCAATCACCCCCGTGCAAGACGTCATGTTCCTTCTGAGGAGCCACCGCCCGCCTCGACAGCTCGAACGGACTTTGCTATCGCCTCCAACAAATCGTTCGCCGCGGCCTCCGTCACCCGCATCTGACTCTCAGCCGGCGCGTTCAACTCCTGGGGACCCTCCTCCCGCCAACCCCCCTTCGATTTCAAAATGAGGGTCAGCAACCGAGTGTCCCCCCCTTCAACCTCACCCATCGCCTTCTGAACAGCGAACTCGGCAACCTTCGGGTAAATCATCCGGGCACGCGACAACTCCTTCTGCACGGACGGATACTGCTTCCAACGGGCAAGAGTGGTCGCGGAAATGCCCAATCGAGCCGCCGTCTGGTCATGCGAATCACCGAATAACACGCTCCGGTAAATGCTCCCTGGGTGGAAGGTCGGGTCGAACTCTATCTCCGACGGCTCCTTGTCAGCCCGCAACCGCCCCACCACAGGCAAAGCCTCCGCCCCTTTCGGGAGCAACGACTGAATGACGGGTAGTACGGACTTCGCACCCCCGACCAACTTCTCCTGTACCTTCCGTGACATCACTCCGTCTCCACTCGGTCGTTCAGGATGTCCTCGATCAACCGCACCCCCGCCCTTCGATGAGACACCTTCACCTTGCGAAGCTCCCGAATCCGCAACCTCCTCTCTGTCAGGGTCGGTACCCTCAGCGCCCCCATCCGGGTCCGCGTGTACAAGTCCAACAACTTCTCCCCAATAGCGTAACACGGGACAATCCCCTCGGCCCACCGGAGCCAGGGCAACGTCTGCCATTTGAGCATCCCGAGTTGATACTTCACGTCCGGCAACGTCCACCCAAACCGCGCCAGGCCGTGGACCACCGACTGCCAACAGACCTCCGAAAACTCGACGGGCTTCGCCCCGACCAACGTGTCCAACTTGCCCGTCCGCACACGGTCCCACACGGACAAAACCTGTTGCGCACGCGCATGGTCCGGCAGTCGATTCGGGGACATCAGGTAGGTTTGACGAACATGACGGGGCAGGGGCCGACCCCACACCAACCGGGCAACCTGGTCCCGAGCAGTCCGCTCCCCAAACCTGCGGACCAACCCGTCAACCGCTACCCGATACTCGATCTCAGCGTTCCCGACCCACGCGGGCTTGTAGGGGGATTTCAGGTTTGCCCACACGACGCCCTTGTGGTACTGCGGCCTCACCACCAGAACGCGGTTGTCATAGACATTACTCTTCCGCGCAGGCACGCCACGCCCCCTCCCACGCCCTCACCGCCGCCGCACACTGCGCATGTACCAACTCACCCCGTTTGCTGGCCACCAGCGCCGCTCGAAGGGTGTTGCCGGCCATTTTCGGCCATTCGTGACACTCGATTCCCGGAGGCTCCGGCGGACACACCAGCAGGGTATCGCGCGGCACCACCACACGATTGGTACACCCGACCAACAGGACGCACGAAAGGACGAGCCACCGCATCATTGCACCCTCCCCGGTTCGCGCCGGTAGTCGAACAGGAGGTTGTTGGCCATATGCGCCATATTCTGAGCCAGGGCAACGGACACGAACAACTTGAACAGAAACTGCCAGTAGGACGAATCGTTACGCGCCTTGTGCAACACCCCCTCCCTCTCGTCCTCCCACAGGATTTCCCGCGCGCAAAGGAAGTCCACCATCCCCTCCGCCGTCAAGCTCTCCTCCGGCGTGAAACCCCCATCGAACGTGGCCGTCCACTCCCCCTCTTCGTCCAGGTGCGCCCGCACCTCCCCGGCCACCAACGCCCGCGTACCTTCGGTCGAACCCCTCATGCTGCTTCCTCCGGAGGGTCAGGTGGGACGCAGGGCGCACTCGTTATGAATCCCCGCATCCGCATGACCTCCACCAGCGCCTGGATGTTGAGGGTCGGGTATTGGAGGGCAGACTGTATGACAGACAACACCCCCACCGCCTTGTCCCCGTCGAACCGCCCGTTCAGGAATTCCACCCCTTCCGGTGTGACGTATTCCTTGGGTGCTTTCATGTCGCAGACCTCGGCTCCCTACCCCTGAAGCGGGGCGACGAACGGAGAGGGCTGGTATGTACGCACCTTGCGCTCCAGAACCTTCCCCGTACCCACCTCCGTCGTCTTCAAGACGTAATACCGGTCACCGCACCTGCCCCGTGCCACCTCGACCGTGCGGGTGACAGGAGGCAACCCTGAAAGTCTGTGCATCACGACTCGCAGAACGTCATGGCCGGCAACTCACCCTCGATGGAGAGCTCGACCCGTCTCTTGCCTCCCCCTTCCAGCCACTGCCTCGCCAGCCCTTCGGCCTCCGGTCGGGTGATTGCCAGGTCTGGACCAGCGACGTGCCCCACGACATCCCGACACGTATACCACGCGCTGACGTTGACCTGCCACACCCCCTCCACGCTCGCCTCGTACTCCGCCGTATCCATCATGGCCACCAGGCACTCGTAGCGGGGACCTCGGGTCTTTCTCGTCACCACCATCGTTCTGGACACAGTACCCCCCCTCGGTAAACAAAGGGCCCCGGAGGCCTCCAATCAACCGCCCGTCAACCCCTTGGTGACAGTGGACGGACCGTGTACTTCTCGCGCTTGTTTGCGCCTCTCTGCGAGGACAATCTCCTGGCTGCGTTGCGCCGAGTGCACCGTCTGGAGCAGTTTTTGGGCTGTCTCACCCATCTCCTCCAGGCGACGAAGCACATCGTGTATTGCATCGACTTCGTTCATGGGCTTACTCCCCTGACGACCTGCACCTTGAAGGCGTCCTTGGGTCCCCACACGAGGTACCTGCAATTGGCACCGGAGCAGCCTTTCACGTCGAGGAGCCGCAGGATAGGACCCTCGTGTCTGTGCGCAGGCACCTCGGCCACGACCTCGGGTGTCGGACAAGACCGATCGATCGCCTCATACTGGACCCGTTCCAGTTCCTCACGCCCCCGCACTTCCAACGCGAAGCCCGCCACCAAAAACATCAGGGTGATGGACAGCGTTACACCGGCAAAGGCCTTGACACCTGCGTCCATGAGCTCTACCTCCACCAGTCACCACGACAGACGGCGAAAAGGGCACTCACAACACACTCCCCAACTGCATCAACACACCACCGACAAGCACGCCCGCCGCGAACATGACCCACGCCCATCGGGCCCGAGACCTCTGCATCGCCGCCACGCGCCCCTCCAGATACGTCACACTGTGGGCCCCCGCCGACACCTTGGCCGACTCCGCGGCGCAAACCTTCCTGGCGGACGCCAGCTCGCCGGCGAGCGACACCCGCTCCGCCTCCAGGACGCCCAACCGTCTGAAATACTTGTCCCGCCGCTCGCGCGTCCCATGCAACTCCCCCTCCAGGGCGCTCAACCGTTTGAAACATTTGTCCCGCCGCTCGCGCGTCTCACGCAACTCCTCCTCCAACCGGTCGCAGCGCTCTTTGTGCTTCTCCGCCTCCCGATGCAGCTTCCGGTCCAGCGAGGCGATATCAGCCTTGGCCTTCGAGTGCTTTCGCCCCAGGGTGACCAGAGCCATCCGTGACTCCTTCAAACATTGCTGGGCCTCCAGGACCGCACCACCCGCCCTCTCAGCCTCCTCGGGACGCTCGTACCGGCCCACCCCCAGGGCGACCGTCTCGTCCTTCCCGTTCACGAGCAACCACCTGTACCACTCGTCCTTGGACATGCGCACTTCGACTCGATGGTCCATCTCGCCCTCCTGAATGGTAGGGGGTCCGGCACGTGCGAGGAACTCGAACCCCGCATTCCCGAGTGATATCTCGGAGCTTCCCTTTAGCAGAACGTGGGTCTACCCTCGGACCCCCTGTGCAACCGGTCAATCTCCCGGCTCAAATACCACCGGGCCTTCTCCAGGTCCTGAACCTCGAACCCCTTGTGCTTCGACCGCAACACGTACTTGACCACATTCCCCAACGCATACCCCAACTCGAATGCCTCAATCACCTCAATGGCCTCCAACCCGCTCTTCGACTTGTAATGCGCCGGATGGTGCACCGGGTCGCTCACTGCCACCCCTCCGGAAGCGGAGAGTCGAGAGTGCACCCGCAAGTGTCGACCCCCTCCCCCGCCTGCGCCCTCAACCGATCTATCTGCCCCAGAAGGTCCTCCCGAAGCCGACCCCACTCCTCCCGCTCCTTCCGCACCACCCGGTCGGATTGCGCCTCGCTCTCCCGCACCCGCGCCCGCACCTTCCGGTTCTGCTCCCGAGCCTCCTCCAGCCAGGCGTCCCTCAACTCCAACTCGCGCTCCCGCGCTCCAGCGTTGGACACCGCGTGCCCTATCCAGGTGACCACCAGACTGCCCACCAGCAACGCCGCCGGAACCAACAGCTGACGAACCCCCAACAACACCCTCAGAATGTTCACAACGTCCGCCCGGTGAACTCTCGGTAGAACCGCTCGATACGCGCAACATACGCCGTCGTCTCCTCACTGTGGTGCCCCGTCACCCGACGCAGACACGGCTGAATCTCATGCCACAGCCGCGCCCCCGAACACAACTTCTGCGCCTTGTGTATATGACCGCACCCCGCGTTATAGCAGGCCAAAGCGAGCTTGACCCTCTCGTTGACCGGCCTCTCCCATACCCAGAACGCCATCAAACGCCCCATGTACTTGCCCTGACACATGACCGCAGGAACAAGTTGGTACGGGGTCGCCTCCAACCCAAACATGGGGGTACACACCTCGCGCCAAGTGCCCGGCATGAACTGAGGCAACCCCTCCGCCCCCGCCGGACTCACGGCATCCAACCGATACCCCGACTCCGCACGAGCCTGCGCCGACAGCACACACCAGTACGGAAGCGCCTCGGGTGGAAAGAACGCCGCAGCCGCCCCGAAAAACAACCGAGCATGGACGGGACCACACTCCATCGGGTCGAGCAGAACAGGCTGACCCCCCCGGAGCGCAGAGCCCCCCGTCCCCACGGCGCTACCCGCGAGAAGGAGGAGCCCTGCGAGGAGAAAAGCCTTCATGTCACTCCGCCTCGTGCCTCAACAGCACCAAGTCCTCCCACTCGGCCTCCAACTGCTCAATGACCCCGACGGCCCGGTGGTACTTCCCCCGTTTCTCCAGGATGGTCGTCATGAGCGCCTGCACGCGATCGCTGCATTCCTTGGCACCCACCCGCAGTTTCCGAGCCCGCTCCAGCCACGTTCGCGGCTTCACGTACTTGCCATCCCCAACCTCCTCCACCCAATCAACCATCGAGTAGGTGAGATAGGCAGGGGGCCTCTGGTCGAACCTCGCCTTCACACGAGCCTCCAGCGTCTCCGCCTCGACCTCGCACCGACGCGCCGTGCGCCGGTTGTAATCGACCTGCCCCTGCCATACGGCCAGCACGCCGACAGCGTTGCTCAACTCCATACACGCCTCCGTCCACGGGCGATACGCCTTCGCCGGCAACCCGGGCCCGTACTTCTCCCGCTTGAGGAGGGAATGCAGTGCCTTGACGTCCCGCCGGGTGCGAATCGAGGACGGCTGGTTGGGCAACGTGAGCGTATCCCCCTCCACGGAACCGTACTCCCGAACCACCCCGAGCTCCACCGGGTCACACCAGAGAAGCGCCTCACCCTCGCCCGAACCCGGGCCGGACAGCATCCACACGCCGTTCAGACGAATCGTGGGGTACCCCTTCCTCCGAAGCCCCGGAGCCTCCATGCGCACCCCGTGCGCACCCCCCGAAGTCTCAGGTGGAGAAACGAACACCGACCGCGCCCCCATCCACTCGGGCCAATCCAAGACATCCCCGCTCCAGTCCGAGTGCTCACTGCCCGGCACCGCCTCGAAACGCGTCTCGACGCACACGTCAAGGTACTCCCCACCGCGCTCCGCCATCAGCTCCTGCACCCGCCGCTCGATTTGCGCCTCGGACAGCTCGGGGGGCCTCCACTGCCTGCGCGGCCTCTCCCAGGTGCGGATGGACTCCAGCTCCGCCGGCGTCATGGGACACACGAAACGGTCTTCATGCACACTGGTGTACGCCACATCCCGCTTGAAATCGAGCGTCTGACCGTTCAGGTGCACAGACACGACATCCAGGTGGGTACCATAGGCGTAGACGGCCTTCCCGCGCATCTCCAACACCGGAGCCTTCCTGTGCCGATGGAACTGCTCGGGAATGCGACCAATCCAACTGGTCAACACCGTGCAACCACGCCGCTTGTCTTCGGACCACAGGGCATAGGGGAACTTGAGCTCTCCGGTTGGCACCGGCACCTCGGCCCTGACAGACCCCTCGACGGACTTCTCAACCCCCAGAGCCTTGGGGCGTGCCAACACCTCCTCCAGGTCCGCTTTCTCCTCGAACCTCGCTTCGATCAGGGTGGGACTCTTGCGCTGGAACACCACCCTCTCACCCCGCACGTGAACATCCAGGAACCCCTCGGACTTGCCCCCGGAAACGAACAACTTGAGCCGGAAGTCCTCCTCGTCCTCCTTGAACACCGCAACCATCTGCGGCCGGCGCCCCCGCGGAACCAACGTCAACCCCTCCACGACCACGGAGCGCAACACCAAGTACACGTCTCCGACCCACTCCGAGTCCCGCCAATCCACCCTGTACAGTGCATCATTCACGGTTCATCTCCTCGATTTGTCGCTCAACGTCCTTCAGGTACAGCTCCCGACGGTCCAGGAGTGCACGAACCGCCCGAAGCTCCCGCAGCAGGTTGTCGTATCGGACTCTCTCCCTGGCACGCTCCGCCAGCGCCCCGGCACGCAACCCCTCCAGATACTCCAGGTCCGTCACACAATCCTCGACACGTGCGCCACCGCCAGCACCAGCAACCCCCGGAACAGCGCGTTGGCCACCACGACCAACCCCTCCCCCTCGGAAATCGTCACCCCGTCCCGCACACGCTTGAGAATCACCCGGGTCTCGTCGAACGCCGGCATGAACGCGACCTGCAACGGGGTCCACAGGAGCGCCTGGTACAACAGAAGCAGGAGAGACACCTTGAAGCCGAACGACTTGAGTCCGGCCACCGTGTGCGGGTCGAACAGCCGTTGCAGCCAGGTCGGGTCGGCACCCCCCTCACGCAGAGCCTGAATCACCGCCGCGGCCAGCGCCGGGTCCGTTCGTACCGCTTCCACCACCAGGTTCGGGTCCATGCTCACTTCCTCGTCTTCAACTCGTGAATCCTCGACCGGCCGATGTCCAGGTCCCTCTCGATGTGGTCCAGCCGGGTCAGTATGCGCACCTTCGTGCGCTGGTCCTCCTCGTACCGCTTCTGACACGTGTCCTCATGCCCGTCCAGCCGCCTCTCCACGCCACCGACCCGACGCCAGACCAGATACACCCCGCCCAACACCAGGAACAACAGCACGGAATCCGGATTGTCGGCCAAATACACAATGAGCTCAGGCATGGTACCGCCCCACAAACGAACACCGGAACAGTACCCCCAAACCCCAATCGGGGCAAGCCCGATTATGCCCGAAAAGAGGGGTGTTGTCAACACGCGAGCCGAGCAGAAGATGGGGGGTCTGCCTCCTATACACATCT